CAGATAATTCTGTGATTCAACATGATTTCTTTGGAACAGATTTAGTAATAAATGATCTAAAGGGCTTTATTAATTATAAATTAGGAAGAGTATGTTTAACAGATAATATGTTTCAAAGAAATGATAATGGAGATGTATTTAAGATAGGTGTAGAATGGAAATATACAGATTTTGTGAGTATGTTATATAATTCTAAAATGTAATATAATAATAAAATGTAATATAATTTATATGTTGTCTCAAACATTATTAGAATCAGATGATGATATAGATTATTTAAAATATTGGAAGAGAACATTAGCATATAAATATTTAAGAATAAAAGAACCTTCTGAGGCGTGGAAACAACAATTAAAAAGAATATTGTTGAGAAATAAATAACAAGTTATATATATTTTTTTTTAATATAATATAATAATATATTATATAGTAATGGTTGGAGGATTATTACAATTAAAATTTAAAGGTCCACAAGAATTATATTTAACAGGGCAACCACAAATTACATTTTTTAAAACAGTTTTCAGAAGATATACTAATTTTTCTGTAGAATCAATTGAACAATTATTTGATGTAGAAGTCAATCATAATGTGACATGTAGAGCAAATATAAGTAGAAAAGGAGATTTAATTCATAAAATATATTTACAACAAGAAATATCTACAAACGCTAGTTTTGTTAATGATGCAATTGTTGCTAATTATGGTTATAATTTTCTAAAACGTGCCGATTTAACAATTGGAAGTAAATTAATAGATTCTCATACTAATAATTGGTTAGAAACTTATGTTGAGTTAACACAACCAAATGAATATGGAAATTTTACATCAGCACATAATGCTTTATTTATGAACTCTGCTCCTAATGTAGGTATGGGACATACTAATGGAAATAATGAAAGACATTTAGCAACTAAATTTCAATCAATGACTATGGCTGGTGGTGTAGATAAATATGAATTTATAAGTTATTTTGATAATAATAATATAAGAACTAAGAAAACAACAGATACAAAAATACTAATACCAAGTAAGACTATGGTTGATGCTAGTAATATTACTGGTATAGCTGAAAAGACTGGTGTACCTTATTTATATGATATAGATGGAACTGTTAGCGGTGATAATGGTAGTTATGTTTATTCAATAAATGATTATGCTGAATATTTATATAATAATGAACATCATTATATATATACACCATTACAGTTTTGGTTTAATAGAAATATAGGTTTAGCATTGCCTCTAATTGCTTTACAATATAATGATGTAATTATAGATTTAGTTTTTTCTGATTTTATAACAAATAATATTGAAAATAGATTGAAAATGTATATAGATTATATATTTTTAGATACAGATGAAAGACGTAGATTTTCTCAGATATCACATGAATATTTAATCGAACAAGTACAAATTGGTACAAAAGGTCACGATATCGCTCAATCTAATTTATTAAATTTCAGTCATCCAGTTAAAGAATTAATATGGGTATCTGGAAATGGAACAACGGCTAGTTATGGAGATAAATCATTAATTGGGCAATGGAGTTTACAAATAAATGGATTTGAGAGGTTTTCTCAAAGAGATATAACATATTTCACAAAACAACAAATAAATGATTATCATACTGGTTATGGTGGAGTTACTACTAAAAACTCTATAGCTGTTTATTCATTTGCATTACATCCTGAAGATCATCAACCTAGTGGGACTTTAAATTTTTCAACAATAAAAAATGCTTATTTAACTTGTAAATTATACAATGGACAGACAAGTACAGATGTATATACAGTTTATGCTGTAAATTATAATATATTAAGAATATTATCAGGACAAGCTGGATTAGCTTATGTATAAATTTGATAATTTAATTTATAATATTTTATAAAATAATGTCTTTAAAATTAATTTTAGGTTGTATGTATTCAGGAAAAACAACAGAGATTCTAAGAATTGTTAATTCATTAAAACACATTAATGAAAAACCTATAATTATTAAACCAAAAATAGATAATAGATATTCTTTAGATAAAATATGTACTCATAATAAACAAGAATATGAATGTCAAACTATAGAAGATTTAAGTGAATTTCAAAATCCTTTTCATGTTAAATATATTATAATAGAAGAAGCACAATTCTTTAAAGATTTATTGTTCTTTGTAATAGATCAAGTTGAGATAAAAGGTAAAAATGTTATAGTTGTTGGATTAGATGGTGATTCAGATAGAGAAAATTTTGGAGAAATACATAAATTAATACCATTATGTGATGATATTGTAAAATTAAAAGCATATTGTTCCCGATGTAAAAATGGAACATTAGGTATATTTTCAAAAAGAATATCGGATTCAAAAGATAAAGTATTAGTTGGTTCTGAAGGAGATTATATAGCAGTATGTAGAAAATGTTATTTATTATAATAATTAACTATAACGATGTTTAAATTTATTTATTTTTTTTTATTATATATTATAATAAGATATGCCAGGAGCTTTCATGCAATTAGTAGCTACTGGACCGCAAGATGTATATTTAACAGGAAATCCACAAACAACATTTTTTAAAACAGTTTATAGAAGACATACAAATTTTTCTATGGAGTGTATTAAAGTAGAATTTAAGACTAATCCTGCTCCAAATCAAAGAGTTATTGCCACAATAGACAGAAGAGGTGATTTAGTTCATGATTGTTTTATTAAAACACAAACAGATTTAGCAAATACAGGAAATAATCCAGGTCATAATATGATAGATTATATTGAATGTGAAATAGGTGGACGATTAATTGATAGACATTATGGTCATTGGATGGAAGCTCACGCTGAATTGACTGAAGAAGCAGGATTTACTGATGCTCAATTTTTGGGATATGGAAATAATGAAACTATGCCTGTTACGACTCTCCCTTCCCTTCCTCTGCCCTTGTCAAGGGCAGATATCCAGGTAAACAATCCTAATAAATTTCAATTGACAGCAGCGGCTGGAGGAGTAAAAAATACAACAGAATCCACTGATGTAAATGTAATGGTACCTTTAAGATTTTGGTTTTGTAGACATATTGGATTATCTTTACCTTTAGTAGCACTTCAATATCATGAAGTTAATATTAATATAAAATTTTCTGATGGAGATGGGGTACAAAACTTTTTTCAACATTCTAACAAAGGTCCGGATTTATGGTGTAATTATATTTATTTAGATACAGATGAAAGAAGAAGATATGCCCAAGTATCACATGAATATTTAATAGAACAGGTTCAGGTTCAATCATTTACAACAGTTGGCACCACTCATACAATAAAATTGAACTTTAATCATCCTGTAAAAGAATTAATTTGGGGTAACATAAATATAGAAGGTGGTAATTGGGGAGCACAGGGCGCTGGATCATTTGATATACTACACCAATCCTATTCATTAACAACACCTTCTACAATACAATTAAAATTAAACGGTCATGATAGATTTGAAAAAATTGAACCTGAGTATTTTACTAGATATCAAATATATAAATATCACACTGGTATACCTTTTACTAAATTAAAAGATGGAATATCAGTTTATTCATTTGCTCTTAAACCAGAAGAACATCAACCAAGTGGAACTTGTAATTTCTCAAGAATTGATAATGCTGAACTAATATTTAGTAATTTAAATCCGCAGAAACTATTATATATTTATGCTGTAAATTACAATATCCTTCGTATTATGTCTGGAATGGGTGGATTAGCATATTCTAATTAAAAATTTTTAATAATTTTATAGAAAAAAATATATATATTATATTATAAAAACTTATGAAAAAGGAACAAATTGTTATTTTAGTTGTGGCATTTTTTCTAGGGATGCTATTGTTAAATGTGGTTAAGAATGTGTGTGGGTGTAAAGTACAGGAAGGATTTAGTAGATATTATAAGGGAGAGGACGATGACAGCGAAATTATCACCTTCCCGTCGGGCCCCCCATCCCCGGAAAGAATATGCGGTAGTAAAATAAGTGATACCTTAGGGTGTGGTAACAACTTTTATTGTAATAACTGGGCGGGAAGTCAGTGTCCCGGTGTTAACGAGGAAACTGCGGTGTCGTTCTGGGAATATTATAATTGTGACCCCTCCATAACCGGCTTGGAAGATTGGAAAACTAAGCTTGGGTGTCCATCATCCAGTCCACCTCCAACTGTAGTTCCACCTCCACCTCCACCTCCACCTCCACCTACACCTCCACCTCCACCTCCACCTGCTGATCCGTGTGAATCAATCACGTGCCATAATGGTGGAAGTTGTAGTGTCATCCAGGATTCAGGGAATGCGGTGTGTAATTGTGTGAATGACTACTTTGGAGATAATTGTCAATATAGTTGGCAACCTAATTATCCTGTCGATTGTCCAGAATGCGGTGGTGGTTCACAAACAGGTGAATATATTTGTAAAGATTCCACCAATTCCGACAGCGTGAATTTGGAAACAATATGTACCTCGTTACAGATCGCCCCTTCCACGGATCCATCTAGAGATTGTCCGAGTAGTGATTGTGGGGATAATCAGTATTGTAATCAAGGGAATTGTAATAATTATACATATGCATGGGATTACTCCGAATTCCCTAATTGCCCGACGGCATGCGGCACTCCCGCGAGCACACAGACACGCACCGTGACATGCGTTCGCCGAGAGGACAACCAACCAGCTGACCCGACCGTACACTGCCCGACCGCTCAACCTACTCTCACCAACTCCTGTCCGGCAACTCCATGTACGCCATGGACCCCTACTTATAATAGTGAATGTCCGACAGTACCTGTGTGTCAAAATGAAAACAATACCCGTTCCGTCGTTTGGACATGTCCTGGCGCGAATAACACAGATGATGCTACTAATACATGTGGTCCATCCCCCTCCTCCACCGAAGAATCTTGTAATGATGTGTCTTTTCTTGATTGCGGACAGAATGGGACATGTAGTCGCGCGACAGGGGTGGCGGCGGTGTGCAATTGTGATGCTGGCTACTCAGGAGATAATTGTGAAACTGATATCTGCGAACTGAACCCTTGCCAACATAATGGGACCTGTATCCGGGGTAGTGAGGATGGAACTCCGACGAGAACATGTGACTGTGTAGATGGGTTCACGGGAGATACATGTCAGGATGCACCAGACCCGTGCTATGGTGTTAACTGCGGAGAGCATGGAATCTGCTCTGGAGGGGCGTGTGTATGCGCGGGGGGATTTTATCTAGACAGTAGTGGAAATTGTACCCAATGTCCAGGTATACCTGGCGTTAATCCTGAAATATATCTAGAACCACCAACCACCCAAGAGGCGCGCGATGACATCAGCGAAAACCCCTGGAAACGCGGTTACGATAATCGCGCATTAGGGGAACTTATTAGTGAAGACCC